AAATTCATTTGTAGTTATATAGTCCATGTTCATGGGAACATCAATCATCCAAGTACCATTATCATCAATTACTTGTCCACCTTGGTCTAAGTCAAAACTTTCTAATATTGGTCTACCATCAATGTCTTGTTCTATAGTTTGTCTAATAGCTAATATTTCACCAGGTCCTGTAACCAAATTACATAAGTCACCAGCGGTCGGTTTTGATTTACAATTCTTCTTAAGATATGTATCGTCATTACTTGATACCAAAGAACCCATAAATATAGCTGTTGGTGTAATGTTAATGTTTGTCTCAGCACTAACATCAAAGTCAGTTCTTGTAATCCCTAAATTACAAATATCAGGTTGTCCCCATAATGGTTCAACTTCAATGGTTCTATTAAATGTTAAAATTTGAGGTAATTCCCTCAAATTAGTTGACGATTTAAACTTGGTACCAGCAACTTGATTTTCAGTTGCAACCCCCATTCTAATTAAATCCTGAGGTGATAGTGAAAACTCACCAATGTCGGATAAATCAATATCAACAACAACTGTTTGAGAACCTGCCGGAACTCCAAAAATCATATAATCACCACTCTCGTTGGTTACTGCATTAAACTTATAGTATTTGTCGTAAACCTCAATGAGTGTTGGGTTGGTTAGAACGTCTTCACGAGTAAAGAATGTCCCTGTTGCAGTATGACCCCCATGTTGTTGTTTATACGGTAATAGATTATAACGGTAACCATCTTCGTTTAAGTCCGTTAATGTTTTGTATGGGTAAAGGTCAGAAATAACAGGGTCATTTTCATCAATATCTTCTAATGGGATAAAGACTGAAACTTTGGCATTTGGGATACCTAAACCGTTGTTAACACTAACACGACCTACTATAACCCCATAGTCAGAACACTGACGAGTGTAAATTTGATTTTGTAATATTTTAAGTGATAAAATTTCAAGATACTCAAACTCTTGGTCAATTAGGACTCTAACTGAACTATCAACACCTGGTTTTGTTCTTATTCTATAGGAATTTGACATATTAATCTTTTTTGATAAATAGTTTATATACTATTTTCAAAAAGATAATCCATTAATTTCTAAAATAAATCATCAAGAAAAATTAACCGTTTTAAGATTCTTAACACGAACATTAATATCCTTATTAGGGAATCTTACTTGGTAAATTTGGTTTGGTTGTGCAAAGATTGTATCATCAATTAATTCGATTTGACGAGTAACAGGGTCTATGTATTTTTGTGATGTTTGTGATGAAGAATATTGTCCTCCAACTAAGTTGAAGAATTGAATGTCTGATACGGCAATTACTCCATTCTCACTCTGTATTAATTTACGTAACTCAGATACAAATACGTTTTCCCCCATTTCCCTACTCAAAGGACTGAAAAACTCAGTAACAATGTTAATTATTTGTGATATAACCGCACCCTGATTTTGACTATTATCTAAAACCACATCAATATTAATACCTAAATCAATTACATTTGCGGTCTCTAAAGAAATGTAGTCATTTATCATTCGATAATTAGATAGGTAATTCGCAACGTTATTCTTTAAGGTATTCGATACAACTTCGGTTAAAGAACCAGTATCATCATAAGATAACATTTGAATTTTAATCTTGTTATTTTCTTCTGTTATAGCAACTTTTGCAGGTGCACCAAACTGAGATGGCATTGTTCTAATAAGTGAATTGTAGTCATTAATAGTTACCGCTCTATTCTGAGCTGAGAAGTTATAAGCAACTAAGTTCCTTACCTCCTCAGTTGTTGGGAAATTTGCCCCACCGATAGCTGCGGTTACGTTAGTACAACGTAATGAATTAACAACACTTGTGTTTACGTTCTCTGATGGACCGTTAACAAAGAATGAAACGGTACCAATTTGCGTAATGGTGTTTACACCTAAATTACTAACTGTACCACCACCGACACGATACTGAACAAATAATGTTGAATTTGATTTCAACACACTACCTAAAGCAAAGTTGTTTGAATATTTATTAAGGTTTAAAACATACCCATTTCTTGCAAACTCACGTAGTTGTTCATCAGCAGATTGACTACCACCACCAAAAGTCATTTTCATGTAACCTTCAGGGGTATACTCTGTAATAAATTTATCATTAACTTGGATATATCTACCAACTTTAATACCTGGTTTATCTGAAACTTTGGTAGGGTCTTCGATAAAGACTCTGTCTTCGGCTAAGGCACTTACTTCGTACCATCTATTATTTAGACCTAAAAATTCTTGAGTACTTGGTACGTTAGCATATTGTGTTCCATCTTTTAATAAAACACTCGTAACACCAAGAACATTCTTTTCAGGTAAGAATATCTCTAAAAACGGTTTGACATCTACAGGAGTAATTACTCGTTTAAAAACTTTAGTAACTCCGTTCACAACCGTTTCTCTTTTTACAATAGTATAATTAATTAGTTTATTGTTTGAGTCAAAATTAGGTATTTTTAATCTATTAGGATAACCCTCGTTACTTGTTGGTGACGCAAAATCAATGTCATATACAGTTTCAAATGTTTGACCACCACCACTAATTTGGGAACCTCTCCTTAAAATACCACAATATCTAATATCCTCTTTATCTCCAAAAGCAGGTACCGTAATTGAGAAATCGACCAAAGCAACCGATGGTCTCATACCAGGAACCTTTAAACCATAGGTTCTGGCAATATTAAAAATTGATGACCTTTGTTGAGCATATTGTAGAACTGTTTCTTGGATACTTCTATCAATATTATAATGTAGGTTATCAGTAACCGCCGCATTCAAATCCATCAAAACTGAGAAAACTGATGCGTCGTTAAAATTGTCAACAACCTCAGGATAGTAAGTTCGTGTGAAATTAATCAACTCAGTCCTGATTGATTGGAAATCTCTAGTTGTATATGATATTTTCTTATTTGGCATATATTATTAAATATTGATGATTATGAAATCTGACGTATTAAAAGCGCTATCAGTGATAGTATAATCAATTTTAATTTTGGCGGTATGTTCTAATTGACTAATATTAGTAACCCTGTATTCTCTTTGGTCATTCTCATTAATGTAAGTACCTTTATTTTCTTCACCCGCAGATGCCGGTGTTACACTAATGTTAGTTATCTTTAAGTTAGGCATGTAATCCTCAACCGCTTGTCTAATTTCAGCTGAGATGTCAGAGAATGTTGGTCCGTCTAATGGTTCGAAAATATATTCATATAAACGAGTACCAAAATCAGGTAAAAAATATCTACTCCCTTTTCTTGTAAGAATCAAGTGAACCAAGTCGGTTCTAATCTCTTCGTCGGTATAGTCGGATAAATCTAAATACTTTCCGTCAAAAGAGTCTTGAAAGGGGAAGTTAATACCATATGTGAAACCATCTGCCATACTAATAAATATAATGTCGTGATATTTTCAATAAATAGTTACAAAATAAAAAATCCCGACAATATGTCGGGATTAATGTCGTGATTAATGTCGTGATTAAGATGAACACCCAAAACATTCAAATTGTGAATCAGTTGGTTTTTGTGTTTCCTGAGTATAAGTTACTGTTGGTGTATCAGTTTTAGTAACAGGTTTTCTAACTTTAGTGATATCAACCGCTAAGTGTTTTGCTCCCGTTGAAATTGCTTTAGTTCTAACATAGTAACACAAAGTTTTCAAACCTCTTTTCCATGAGTGAAAATGTGATGAAGAAATCTTAGACAATGTTGGGTTTGACATGTAGATATTCATTGATTGTGTTTGGTCAATGAAAGGTGCTCTGTCAGCCGCCATATCAATAAGTTCTCTTTGTGAAATCTCCCAAATAGTTTTGTATTTAGGGATTAAGTGCTCAATACGTTTAACTTTTTTGTTGTAAGTTTTTTCTTCAGGGTCAAGATAATTGTTGAAGTTGATGTTTTGAATTGACCCATCGTTCATGATGATTTCATTTTTCAAATCTTCACACCAAATACCAATCTTTTCAAAGTCGTTGATGAGGTACTTATTTACAATCATAATCTCACCACCAACTACTCGTCTGTTAAAGATTGCTGAGTGGGCAGGTTCAGTCATTTCGTAAGAACCTGTAATCTTAGCCGAAGATGCGACAGGCATCTGAGCCGTAAATAATGAGTTACAAACACCCCATTTAGCAACGTCTTCTTTCAAAGATTTCCAATCCCAAAAACCTGAAAGTTCATCTTCTTTAAGACCCCACATATCAAATTGAAATACTCCTTGTGATAATGGTGAACCTTCAAAGAACTTATATGGTTGGTATTGTTCGGTTTTACACAATTCATTACTTTCACTAACCGCCGCAAAATAAATGGTTTCAAAAATGTCTTTATTTAATTGACGAGCCTCAGGTGATGTAAAGATGTAATCCATTAAATAGAATACATCAGCAAGTCCCTGAGTACCGATAGCGATGGCTCTTTGTTCCATACCACCCTTACGACCTTTCTCAGTTGAGTAATTATTAACATCAACAACTTTATTCAACGCTCTAACAACTTTTCTTGTTTCATCGTGAAGTAGTTTAAAATCAAACTTACCATCTTTAATGAAGTTCTTAAGAACCATAGATGATAATGTACAAATTGCGGTTGTCTCTTCATCAGTGTACTGAACTATTTCTGCACAAAGGTTAGATTGTTTTACAACCCCAATGTTTTGGTGGTTACTTTTAGAGTTAACACTATCTTTTGCCAACAAATAAGGAACGCCAGTTTCAACTTGTGATTCAATAATCTTATTCCAAATTTCTTGAGCTTTGGTTTTTTTACCTAAACCTAACTGTACCGCTCTGTTGTAGTTATTTTCATATTCTTGTCCGTAACACTCTTGGAGTGGTTTGATACCAGCTTTGATAATGTCATTAGGACAGAATAAGTACCAATCACCATTAGTTTCAACTGCTTTCATGAAGTTGTCAGGTAACCACAATGCCGTAAATAGGTCACGAGCTCTAAGTTCTTCTGCACCTGTATTCTTTTTAATATCCAACAAGTCAAAAATGTCTTTGTGCCATGGTTCCAAATAGATAGCCGCACTACCAGGACGACGACCTTGTTGGTTAAAGAATCTCAACGATTCGTTTACAATTTTAAGATATTTCAATAAACCACCTGCGTAACCACCCGAAGTACTAATACGACTTTCTTTACTACGAATGTTAGACATAGCTAACCCAATACCTGCCGCGTCAGATGAAAATGTTGAGATGTCTCTCATGGTACCTAAAAGACCGTCACGAGAATCTGCGTTATTATAATGTAATACACAAGACGCTAACTGAGGTACTTTGGTACCCGCGTTAATCATAATCGGTGTTGCGGGTGATATCAATTGTTGAGATAATGATTGGTAATACTCAACAGCTTCTTCAAAACTCTTAGTAACCCAAAGAGCTACTCTCATATACATATGTTGTGGTCTTTCAACCGCAACACCACTAGGTGTTTTCAAAAGATACATCTCTTGTAATGAACGCCAAGCGAAATAATCGAAATTATAATCATTCTCGTGATTGATAACATTATCAATGTTTTCAGCACCATATTTGTTGATGGTATCAATTAAAATTTCATTAATAATACCATACCCATACAGTAAATTCATGGTCTCAGAAAAACTTTCGTTTGTTTCTTTGTGGTATGATGAAATAGCAACTGACGACGCTAAACGTGAGTAGTCGTGATGACTGCCAGTGTATGAGGCGGCAATCTCGTATACTAACTTATCAAGTTCTTTTGTAGTGATTAAACCTTCAGTTGGTACTGAAGTGATTACCTTAATAAAAATCTCGTCTGAGTTTACACTCAAACCTTTCGCCGCTCGTTTTACTCTGTTATAAATCTTTTGTGGGTTGAAAGATACTTCCTCCCCACCTCTCTTTTTTATCTTTAATGACATATTATATAGTTTAATTAATTAGAAATCGTCCGTAAATGAAAGTGTTTCATTCAACTTCGCTTTTTGATACTCAACTGTTCTTGATTCAAAGAAGTTACCTTTGGTTTCAACAGCGATTTGTTCCATGAATTTAAATGGTTGTTCAACATTAAACTCTTTTTTACAACCAAGTTTAACTAATAATCCGTCAACAACAAACTCCAAATATTGTTTCATTAAGTTTGAGTTCATACCGATTAATGATACAGGAAGTGATTCTGTAATAAATTCTTTTTCAATCTCAAGTGCGGAAAGTAGAATCTCTTTGATTCGTTTCTCACTTGGTCTATCTTGGATGTGATTATTTAATAGGTGAATTGCGAAATCACAGTGTAGGTTCTCATCTTTAAAGATAAGTGAGTTAGCGTTACACAAACCTTGCATAATACCTCTTGACTTCATCCAAAAGATTGAACAGAATGAACCTGAAAAGAAGATACCTTCAACCGCAGCGAAGGCAACTAATCTCTCTTGGAAAGATGCGTTTTCAATCCAATCCAAAGCCCACTTAGCTTTCTTCTGAACTGCGGGTAATCTGTCAATTGCGTTGAAACACTCATCTTTTTCTTGAGGATTCGATACGTAAGTATCAATCAACAAAGAATACATTAATGAGTGAATATTTTCCATCATTAACTGGAATCCGTAGAAGAACTTAGCCTCAGGATATTGTACTTCTTTAAGGAAGTTTTCCGCCAAGTTTTCATTCACAATACCATCTGATGCCGCGAAGAACGATAATACGTTCTTAATAAAATATCTTTCGTTATCTGATAGGTTTTCCCAATCTCTAATATCACCTGTTAAGTCAATTTCCTCAGCCGTCCAAAACGCTGCTTGGTGTTGTTTGTAATATTCCCAAATATCGTTGTACTCAATAGGGAAGATAACAAATCTGTTAGGATTTTCTTTTAATATGTTTTCCATAATCTTAATTATTATTTTCTTCTTTTTTAGTTTGTTCTTTTTGTTTTCTTCTGTCCATCAAATCTTTGATTCGTTGTCTGTTTCGTTCTTCTTGTTGTTCTTCAAGACCCAAGAATGTTACTGAACTTTCAGTATCAATCTCCAACATTCCGTTGTCGAACTTACAGTTTTCAAAAACAACCCCATCATCACCGATACGTGATTTAGTAATCGCTATTGTGGCCAACTTCATCTCTTTTTGTTGTAGTGACTTAGCCACAGAGATAATTACGTGACCAACTTGAGCCTTCTTAATAGAACCACCCATTTGGTCTGTTGTTACAACGTCAGATGAAATTGATTGACGGTTACCTTGAGTTGCAGTCCACCCAACGATATCCAATTCGTGACACATAGCTTCAAATGCTCTCATCACAGAACCTTCAGACTTCCACTCATCACCTAAGTTTCTATCAGGAACCACACAGTCGATGTAGTCCAATAGTACCATATCAATTTTAATACCGTCGGCAATCATTTTTCTGATTTGATTCTTGATTTGTAACATACTCATAGTATCTGATGGTAGTTTCTTCAAGATTAACTTGTTTGGCATCGTGGTTTTAATCTCGTGAACCTTAGCCATAACCTCATCTTTCTTCAAAGATAGTTCATCAGGATGAATTTTCGTCCATAATGTGAAATGTTTTCTTTGAATAATTTTTGGGTTATCCTCAAAAAAGATTTGTAATACATTGTAACCCAAGTTGAAAGCGTGGTTTGAAATTTTTGTTAGTAGTGTAGATTTACCTACACCTGTCGGTGCTAACACAACACCGATTTCCCCTTTTGCTAATCCACCTTTTAAAAGTCTATCAATACCAGGGATACCCATAGGGATTGGGTGACGATAGTCTTCGTTTAACACCTCATCCAAATTAGCAAATACATCAGACTGTCCGTCTTCTCGTTGTCCGACTTGGAGAGCGTTTCTCACAAGTTGTTCAACCTTATCGTAATTCTCAAATTCACCACCGTCGATGATTTTTTGAGCTTTGTTCATCACTTTTTGTAGTTCTTGTTGTTTACAGAACTTAAGTGCTTTCTCTTGAACGAATAGTCCTCCTTCAACATTAACATCTTTTATCTTCTTAATCGTATCAATAACAATTTTTGATGCTAATTCTTGTTGTAATTCTGATTTTGTAATTTGTTCTAAGGTATCAAACGTAGGTGTATGCTCGTACTTTACATAGTACTCCTTCACCATTTGAACGATGAGTTTGAAGTACTTGCTCTCGAAGTAATTTACCTCAAGAACATCAATAATTGTTCTTGCAAACTCCTTATCAATGATAAGTTGGTTTAATAGTTGTAGCTGAAATCCGCTACCCAAATATTCAAAATTTTTGTTTGACGCCATAGTGTTTCTCTGTTAGTGTAAAGATAAATATTAGACAGTTAGAGGAACACCCATATATTCCAATGTTAAATTTTTAGATGAAAAAATGTCAGTCAAAGACATTAGTAAATTTTTTAGGTGTGGGCGTACGTCCACGGTATATCTTACCTTCGGAGGGTATACTTTAGCGTTAAACTGACGGTGACAAATTGTCATGTCTCCTTGCTTCACAAAGATGTTAATATGTTCAGGACCGTCCGTATAAGATGTTTCTAACATAGTTGGGTTTGTCATGATTTCATCCATATTGTCCATCATATAGACCACAGTTTTCATCTTAAGTTGATACTCAATGTCGTTTGAGAATTGTCTAATTAAATGATACAAGTCCATCGAACTTTTTGCTTTAGGGTTGAAATCCCTAACGTTAAAAAATCGTTGAACAATAATGTTGTCATTGACCATCATCAAAAACTCAAGTTTCGTTGCTTCGTTTTGCTCTTTCATAATTATTTTTTTTTATTTTACTTGTTTGAATTTACGTTTTTCTTTTCTTGTTAGTTTTAAAAAGGGTTTTAAAAAATATACCCAAGCGTCGTCTCCTTTTGGTAGATATTTAAAGAACCCATCTTCCATCATCATTTTGATTAGGTTCTTGTATCCTCTACCGTCAGGGTCAAGACTCTCACGGTAATAAAGTTCCACTAATTCCTTAGCGTCATCTGTAATAAGGGGGTTTGACAAATCGACAATCTTTTCATTGATTGTATAAAATTCTTCTCCGAATATACCACTTTTAGTTTTTCCACTTAATAGGTTTTGTAATACTTTGTTTTCCTTGTCTTCTTTCAAAAGGCTTTCCGCCTTAGTCAAAATATCGGTGACACTTACTGTTTCGTCAAGTACCTCAGGGAATAATTTCACAAATGTTTTCTCCCCCAAGAAGTAGATACCATCGATATTATCTGACTTATCACCCATTAAAACCTTACAGGTCTTGATGTTATCGTGTGGAACTTCAATGTCGTGTAATTTGATGTTATCCCCCTTCTTATAGAATCTTTTTGAATTTGGTGAATAGATTGACACCTTATCTGAAATAAGTTGTGTCAAATCTTTATCACCTGAAAAAATTGTTTTGTGTTCGTTCTCAGAAATTTGACAGTAATAAGCGATGAGGTCATCAGCTTCATTATTGTCAATGAGAACTTGTCTTACGAACATCTCTTCGAGGTATTGTTTTACCCTCTCCTTCTGTTCTTGAAATGAGTCCATTTTAAACTCATTCATGTCGTTTCTACGATGTTCTTTGTATTGGGGGTAGATAGTCTTTCTTGCGGAAGAATTACTATCACCATCCCAAAAAACTACGACCTTGTCGTAATTGTACTCTTCAATAAACCGTCTAATTGTGTTTATGAAGTGCCAAGTCCCTCCAATATGTTTTCCATTATGGAAGTAATCTCTTACACCATGAAACCCAATTTTAAAAAGATTGTTTCCGTCAATTATTAACGTTTTAATCACTACAGTTTATTTAATGGTTCTACTTACTCTTTTTCTTCTTTCAAATCAAAATCACCTTCGGTACCGATAATCTCTTTCCAATAGTCAGCATACTCTTTCTTGTACGCTTCAATTGACGCTTTCTCTTCAGAAGCCTCTTTACCCGCAATGAATCCGTGAGGTGTTACGATAATCTTACCGTCTTCATAACCAAGTCCATTGATGTGGTTTTTCAATACCGACACTTTGGTTCTTGATGCGAACTTAACGGTTCTTTTGTCTTTGGTTGCGGTAATCTTAGTTGTACCAGCGCCTTTTTGGTTTCCAAATAGGAATACCAATGATGAGTTCAACCAAATTGCTTCACCACCCTTAGCTTTGATTTTTGGTTGACCGAATGGGTTATCAGGTAATTCAACCCAAGGTTGGTTAACGATAACCAAAGTGTTTTCGTATTTAGAGTCCGCCTTACGTGAACCTGAAATACGTTGGTTGATACCCATACCGATTTTGTCCGCCAATGTTGATGCGTTGTGTTGTTTACCACCCTTACCTTCGTAAGTCATCTTACAAGGAACAGAACCAACTGAATCCCATAAAAATAATAAACTATAATCCAACTCACCTTTTTCTTGTGCATCTAACAAACTATTGATGTAGTCAGTAATTTGTTCGATGTAGTCAAAGTTGTTATTAAAGATGTAGAAACCATCCCAATCCAACTCACCTGTCGACTCATCAACAACTTCTTCACATTCAAAACCCATAAGTTTCGCGTGTTCAAAAGACCATTTTTGTTCCGTGATGATAAACACAGGTAAAATACCTTTTTTCTGTGCATCCACAGCTGTTTTAACTAACGCTGTTGTCTTACCAGTATCTGAGTGTCCTAAGAACATATTCAAATGTCCGATAGCAGGTCCGGGTAAACCAACGGCATCCAAAAACTCCTCACCCAAGTCAAAGAAACGTTGGGGTTTGTACTTAGCTGAAGTAGAGAACTTCTTCTTCAGAGTACTAAAATCATTTTTCTTAATTGCCATTGTCTATGTATAATATTGTTATTACCTAAAAATAAGAAAGCATGGACACATTGTATATGCTAGTGTCCATGCTTTTATAATTAAATTTAGAATGGTAAATCTTCGTCTACTTCAGCGTTAACCTGTGGGTCAGCGTAAGCTTCGTCACCACCTAACATAATCTCACCTGAAGTTGAGTCTCCGTAAACGTATCCACCTTTTTCAGAATCCCAACGTGGAGTCTCACCACGAGCAATTGCTTCAAGGTATTCAACAGGTTTTTTAGAGTATACGTCTTCCCAAGTCAACTCATCTTCAATCCAAGACTTAGCTAAGTCTTTGTCCTCATGAACAGGAGCTGGGTCATCATACATGATGGTTTGAATTACGGTGTAGGTCGCACCTTTAGGAGTTTTCGCCTTTGTCAATTCAAGGATAATGTCACGTCCGTTATCAGGGTCTGTGATGTCACCTTTAGCTCTCCAAATTGGAATGATTTTGTCAAGAATACCTTCGTTCTTGTAGTTGTGTTTGAAACGCCAGAATTTTACTCCTTCGTCTTCTGCGTCACGGTCAATAACTTTAACAATGTAAAATTTACGAGAAAGATATTGTTTAGCAAGTTCCTTATCAGCATCTTTACCTGTTGAACGTAGTTCTTCATAAACCTCGTTCAATGGTGAACGCTCATTGTCGTTCTTTCCTGGGTCATAAAACTTTTGCCATTTACCGTCCACTTGAATCTCGTGGTACCAAACTTCTTTGAATGGTGATGAACCATCTGGGGTTGGAAGAATTCTCAACCTTCTTTGTCCCTGTTTTTCGGTGTCCTTAAGGATTGCCGCAAAGTATTTCTTCATTCTCTCGT